ATAAACGTATCCTCCCCGACTTCGGGGCGATCCTCGAGCATCCTGAGAGCTTCTACAATGGTATCCTCTGGTTCCTGCTCATCATTGTCCTTAATATAGCCCGCAACCCTGTTTAGCTTGTCGCGCATATCCCATTTAAGCAGCTCATTAATAAATGTCTTATAGGTAATGTATGTTTCTCTTAGACTCTCTATAGCTGTAATTTCGGGCAACTCAAAATTACCTTTAATCGCCACAGTGACACTCTCCACCATCTCGTCATTTTTCCATAAGTCTAGCATAGTCTCCCAGATGCGCTCATTCTCCGCAGAGAACATCCTTCCTTCTATGCCATTAGACAGGCATGAGTTTATTACTATATTGTCATCATCCAGAAGCACACAGGCCAATAAATGGTTCTCAACTTCCTTTTTCGCCTTTAGGGCTTTTGCTTTTGTCATGCAAAATCCTCCCATTTTAACTCTTTGGGTAGTGCTGGCTTCATTGGCTTTTTGAAAACCTGCTCCACAACCTTACGGAGAGATCCCCTTGGGTATGTGCGTATGTTTTCCAAAATTTCATTCTCTAGCGTGAAGTGGTGTCCCACTATGTGTTTTCCTTTTTTTCTTGGCATTTAAAATAGTGATAGTTGTTGTGTTTCCCTTTTAATTCTCTCTACTGCCGCGTTGTAGTAGTCCTCATCTAACTCACAAGCCACAAGCGGGCATTCTGCGTAATGACAGGCTATAGCTATAGAACCGCTTCCCATATGTGTGTCGAGAATCTTTTGGCCTTTTTCCGCGTAACGGGAGAGCAGCCAATCGTATAATTTTACTGGTTTCTGGGTGGGGTGTATGCGGCTCTTATCAACTGGGTTCAATTGAATTATCCTAGTTCCACCTTTACTTACCCATGCATACTCTCCCTCTGCAAAGCTCCTACCCCGCATCCCCTCACCCTTATCCCAAATAGCAAAATACCTAGATGGTGGAAGGGCAAAATAGTTACCACCCCATATAACCTGCCTCTCGCTAACCCGAAAAATCTCCATAAAATAATTATCATCGGGGGTTGTGTTATCCCATTTCTTTGGAGTCCAGTTCCTGTTCTCAATCTTAGAACACCTAACCCCTTTGCCTGCTCCCATATTCATTTCCGCAACACCTATCCCATAAGGCGGATCAACAATAGCTAAATCAAAATAGTTATCCTCATATTGTTTCATAAGCTCCATGCAATCCATGTTTCTTATGTCTAATAAGTCAGTCTTGTAGTTTTCCTTTGTCATTTTCCTTTAAATTCCACTCTGATAAGTGGCTAATAGTTGTTCGTTGTATTGTTCCCTTTTTGATGCCGTCACCGAGTAGGGCGCAGAACGCCTCATACTCAGCTTTGGTCATCTTCTCCTTATAGGGGATAAAAGCGTATCTAGGAAAGCTTATGTCTTTTAGTCTTGAAGCCATCTGACTTCTCACGCCATTCAGCGTCTAGTTTTAATGTTTCACGTGGAACAAACATCATACAATCAGTCCTGTCTGAGCCTGTTGCAGTTCTATATCTAGTGCCGCACCGCATCTGGAACGGCCCATCTATATCACGTAAAATCCCTATTAGTTGTTCTTTTGCTATGTCGATGTATCTCATGTGTTCGTTGATATTGGATTGTATTTCTTTATCTTCTGCCATGCCTTAAATGTTGCTATAAATGTTTCAAATGCTACCGCCATCTGCTCCCTAGTCCACCAAACGGCCTCTAGCCTTGGTCTTGGATCAATCTCAGTAGTCGATAAATATACATTTACGCCAAAGCTTGGCAAGTCATTCCATAAACATTTTGAATATGCCGCAATTTGCTGGCAGTGTGAGTCCCAAGGTAGATCCTTGGCCCTGTCCTTTTCCTTTGTTTTAGTTGTTTTCCAGTCAATTATTATCTGCTCCCCTTTATATGTTGCAACTATGTCAGTTTTTCCAGCATAGCCGTATTCCTTATTCACGCAAGTTACCTCGCATTGGTCTATTTCTATCTTATTATCTAACAACCATTCATTTACGACTTCGACATAATTACCTACACGTGTCGATTTTTCCAGCTTTGGCAGCCATACCTCTTGTTCTGGATTGAATTTAGAAGCGTCGGCAAAGCTGCTTTCTATTGCATCATGAATAATTGTGCCAGTATTGGCAGCTTTCTCCCAATGCTCATTAGCCCTGCGAATAGCCTCGCCCTTCATGTAATCAATATCTCCTTCGAGTATATCCGCATCTGCCTCAAAAAACATCTTAAACATTTCCTCGGCAACTAGGCCATTTTTGGCACGATGAAGCCCAGGCTTATCTATGATATTACCAATCGTCGTAACGCTAGGGTGTGCTCCTGCGGCCCGCACATCCCGTATTGTTGTTGCTCTAAGTTTTCCATTTTTGCCTTTTATAGTATGGAACTCCGATCCGTCAGGCAGATAGTAATGATCTCCCACCTTATCGCCCCCCTATTGGTTGATTAAACGCTCTTTCAATGTTCCAGCCGCGTAGAATCCTCATCCTTAGCGCTGAAAAGCTCATGTCTAACTCGTTTGCCCATTGTGATACTGTAATTGTTTCTTCACTCATAATGTTATTTCATTTGTATTTATAAACCCATTTAGCTGTTTTTTCCTGGGTAACCAAATGTGCTATAATGAACCCTATAACAATCTCTGCGTAATCTGGTATATAATCGACAGCCAACATAATGGGGAATCCATATGCTATGGCTGCTAAAAATTGTCTCATAAGAGAACTTTTAATCATAGTATTTTCCTTTTTAATTGTTCAAAACACCATTAGTAGGGATTGGACCCACTAACGGTTTAAGTGTTAGAATGGTGCTTCTTCACCTTCCTCGGCAACGGGAGCACCTTCGACAGTGGCCAAAATCTCTAAAGCAAGAGAATGTGCCTCCGAGACCAGATCGCATCGCCCAAATGGGTGGAACGGAGTTTACCGTTCGCACCCATTATTTCGTAGCACGATTCACCGTGCCAGTTATACCAGTGATCGCCCACAATTAGAACTCCGCTGCCGAGTCGCCCTTAGCATTGGCCTTAATAATCTCAGGCATCTTATCATTGTGCCATTTGACCTGCCCGTTGCCTAGATAGGTCTTGGGTTGCTTTGCGTCTCGTTCGATCTTGCTTTGACCAACTGAGATGGAAACATTATTGTCAAATTTCACATCATCATTGATTGTTATATCCAGGTTAAGGTATCTGCCCTTTTTACCCTTATATGCTTTACTCTCGTCGATCTTATCTAGGTCGATTCCTACTGTTGCTATAATAGCCATTATTTAGCCTTTTTCTTTTTGTTTAGTTTTTCAATAGCCTCGTGTGCGGCTACGTCCGAAAGTTTCAATACTGGAGAACCCATTACTTCTTCAAATTTGTCATCTGAGATGTCTAATTCAATCATTAATGCGGCTATCTCTGCCTTTTGGTCATCGGTTACTGGCCTAAATCCCGTTGAAGGGGTCTTTGCTGCTTTGCCGTGCGTGTTTGTCGCATCTGCGTCTTTTGTGTCATCTATACAGAATAAGCCGTTTAGTGCGTATTTACGGGCGTATGACGATGAGCTTCCGAAACTCTGGGCAATGTCCATTCCTTTACGGTTCGGATCAATGCCAGCCTGAGCAGATACCCGCATAACAGCTTGTTTATCGTTAAATATTTCCGCAGTAGCTTCCACGTAGATCAAGCTGCCAACTTCTTTCACTTGGTCTGATATTGTCAAAACACAGCCATGCTTCGCCAGTAGTGGCTTTACCGCCTCGAGTATATCCTCACAGCTTCGGTAGTTATATTTGCCGAAGCTATTGCGTTGGTTCTTCGGAGCCTTTAACTCCGCTTGTATTTGTTGCAGTTCTTTCATTTTCTAGTTTAGTTATTTGTGAAAGTTCGTAATCTACGCGCCTAACCATACCCCTACAAAACGCAGTCTTACCCATATAGTCCCTCATAGACGCAGCTTGCTTATGTGGTAGTGTTTTTGTGTCTCCGTATTTCATACTGTCACAGATAGCCTTCGGGCTTATCTTAGGGTATTTCTTGTTCAGGCGATCAGACCAGAAATTATCCGCAACCTCTCTATTGCTTAGGCCCATATACTTGTTCCTCTAAATATTGCTGCTCGGTGTAGTCTGCGAATCGCGCGTTATGCTCATCATCTTGGCGAAGATTTAGCTCGTGGTAATGTTGCCGCATCTCGCCCTCAGTGATAAGCTGCTGTCTTCCTTCTAGGAAGTTATCAAAATCCTGTAGTGTCATTGCTTTCCTTTAGTTGCTTCCTTTAGTTCCGAGAACTGCCCCTATAAATGCAAACAAAAATACCTCCGTCAATACTAAAATAAATAAAAATTAATCCTTGCCTTATCGACTTAGGGAGATAGGTTGCTCTCTGTTAGTTGTTCATTGTGTAGAGGGTTGAGCTTGCTCCCCTCTTTTCATGGTGCCCCTCTCTGGGTTTCCTTCCAGAGGGGGGATTTTTTTATTTGACAGGGTGCTGGTTTTCTGATTGAACATCAATAATTCCATTGCGCAGTGGATGTTAATTTACTTCTCAGGTTTATCCTGATTAAGAGACTCACCCAACTGCGTAGGGGTGGGTTTCTTTTTTTTAGAGGCCCAGACAGTCAGAAGGTTCGGGGCTAACCTAAAGCCCCAGTTAGCTTGAATATAGCTCTTTTACTCTCGCCATTAAGACCTCAAGGTTTTTTTTAGGAGTCCCTTTACTTGAGGCGGGGCACGGAGACAAAACGACTCAGCACACTGGCAGGATCGTGGGAGTAAGAGAGAAAGATACACATAGAGTAGTAAATTATGAAAGATGTTTCAAGTTGGCACGAGGGTTTAAGACCTTCGCTGATAGGATTGCTAGGTAATTCTAAAGGGGCTCGCTGTGTCCATTGATCTTGCTCCTGGCAGGACGGGTATAGCTCTCGTTGATCGCATTAGACTTAACTAACGTTATATGTATGAGTAAAAAGAAAAAAAAGAAATACTTTCAGTATGCTAAAGACGACTTGCGTATTGAGGTAGGCCGTGTTGATGCGGTATTGACTAATCAGAAGCCTAAGTGGTGGGCTTGCGAATTGCGGGAACACCCAGTGTCTCAAGTTAGCTGTAACTATGTATGGGGGGACTCTAAAGAGGAAGTAATGCGTAAAAAAGGCTTGCTAACTGGGGGTGAGTTGCCATTGTGGGGCTGACTACTAAACAAAGGACACTATGAATCAAGGTTGTTGGATAATTTCTATACTGTGCGATGGCATGGGGTATTTGACATTTCAGGGCGGGGAAGGCATGGGTAGCTGTTGGGATGCTTATGATCGACTAAGCGCATACCAGGCTACATCTGCTTGGGTTTCGCATAACGCCCCAGAAGAGGTTAAGGAACTTGCCCATCTTAGGGTGTCTACAATGAAAGGAAATGTTTACTATATTTAGATGCAAATCCTAGACCCATACCAGCCTACGCACCCAATTTATCCTTTTACAAAGGAGCTATTAGAGACGCTACTAGCCTCTAAGCCCATAGAAGAGGTTAATGAGTTTATAGATGCGCGAAACCGCAAGATTAAGCTTATGGAGGAAGACCCGTTGCGGCATGGAGTGAAGCTGGACCAATGGGGCGATATGCGCCAAATTTTGAAGGACAAGAATGAGGTTTTGATCATGGGGGGCAATCGTGGCAGTAAGACCATCTCCTGTGTAGACTATGTGACAGACACCCTTGTTAATGGCCCTTCTTGGCTAGATGGCAGAGAGAAGGAGAGACGCAAGGAGGGGCTAATTGTTGCGTGTTTGCACAGTTCGGCTAAGAGTTCAATTGTTCAGCAGCAATGGGAAATTTATAAGTATTTACCGCCAGATGTGCGGGATATGGGCAAGAATAAGAAGGATAAGCACGCAAATGTAACCTTTAGCCGCAAAACTGGATTTAGTGACAATGTATTTATTCTGCCTAATGGCAATATGTGTCTATTTTTCAATTATAATCAGGACGTTGCGGATCTGGAGGGTTATGAGTATGACTTAGTGTGGTGTGACGAGCTTGTGCCGAAAGACTTTATCGAGGCTCTTAGGTTTCGTTTGGCTACTCGTTCGGGTAAGCTAATTGTGAGCTTTACCCCCGTTCAGGGATTTACGCCAACGGTGAAGATGTTTGTAGCTGGCAGCACGACAATAAAGAGCAAGGAGGCAGACCCAGACCTATTCCCAGACCTAGTAAACCGCAAAGGAAAATTACCAAAGCTAGTAAAGGACTGCCCACCAGGGGAGATGCCATATATTGCAGACTGCCGAGACGAGAACTGCGGAATAATTTACTATCATAGTATAGACAACCCTTTCAACCCCTATGAGGAAATTAAGAACAGGTGTGCGGGGAAGAGTTCAAACGACGTAAAAATGCGAGCATACGGGTATGCCACCAGAATGGACAACGGAGCATTCCCTAAGTTTAGCAAGGCGCACATATTTGACGAGAAACGCTGGCAGGAAGTTAAGAAGCTATCGGGTGAGTTGTATTGTGTGGCCGACCCAGGCGGTAACAAGAATTGGTTTATTAAGTGGTATAAGATTGTGGGCAATGAGGTGTATCTATACCGAGAATGGCCTGATATGCAGCAATATGGCGAGTGGGCAATACCGAGCGACAAGCTAGACTTTAAGCAAGGCCCAGCACAGAGAGTTTCCTTTGGTAATGGTATTGAGGGCTATAAGAAGCTCGTTTTGCAGCTAGAGGGCTGGAGATATGACGAGGAAACAGGTATATGGGATGACTCAGAGGCAGAGACAATATTTGAAAGGCTAATTGACCCCCGTTTCTCTGTGGATGAGCGACACGGAGAGGGAACAAGTATTATACAGATGATGGAGGCAGAGCAAACAGACTTCCAAGGTAGAGTGGTTGGCCCCAGAATGTATTGGAACCAAGCCAGAGGAAACGCGGCAAGGGGAGGTATGAAGCCCACAGAGATTAGTATGCAGATGATTAACGAGCTAATGGACTATAACGACGAAAAGCCCGTTAATGCAATGAACACCCCTAGATGGTTTGTGCATGAGAGGTGCCAGCAAAGTATATATGCCTATCAGGAATATACAGGGATGGGAACAGATAAGGATGCTTTAAAGGACGTAGTAGACCCAGACAGATATTTGGTGAGTAGCGATGTTTTAGGTGTCGATGTGTCTCAAATGCAGTGCCTAGGAGGCGGATCATACTAAATATAATCATTGACGTAGTTTAAATGAAGTGTATATCTAGATGGAGTTACTGAACAAAGGATCACTAAAGGAGTATGTTTTTTAATAAGAAAAAGCCTGAACCCGTTGAGTTGGAAGACGAAGCCGAGGTAGTTGTAGAAGAAAAGCCACAGGAAGAACCAAAAGAGGAACGACCTGAACGCTGGAAATATAAGGAAAGTGACCTTGTTCGCGATTCGGGAATACCGAAGGAAGTCTTTAAGGCAATCCGCAACGGCCCTAAGTTTCCTACAAGTGAGGTAAGGACAAGAAAGGGAGCTACAGCAGAATATACCGAAAGTGGCTATTATCTTATACTAAAACTTTTAGGAATCCGCAAAGACGAGTTCGAGAACCAGAACGAACGCAAATGGGCAATCCTAACCCGCACAAGGCTAATAAACACATACAAGGTAGTAGGTGAGCTTGCAGACGGTGAAGACACAGAGATTGTTATTACAGTAGGCAGAAGCGGGAACGGTAACTTTCGGTCAGGAATGATAGCGCCAGTAAGGCAGGACAAAGACGGCAGATGGATGCTAGACCGCAAAAACCCCAGAGCGCTAGGTTTGTGGTAATGAAATATACACTAAAAAGCTTTTCTGAGGGTGTGGGACTATTCCTAATAATCGCCATACCAGCATTTACAATTTACGGACTAATTAAACTGTTATCATGAACGAATACGAAGAAGTAGGAGAAGAGGCATTAGAAGTAACGAAAGCGCCTGAGCTACCAGAGCCCACAGGAGCCGTCACAAAGCGCGAGAAAGAGCTAGGGGAGTTATTACTAACCCCTAACCTAAGATTCCCCGTAATCGGCATGGTAAAGCGCTGGCTAGGGCATGAGTTAGAGCGAACGTATCACCCGTCAACACTAGATGATATTGACGGCATAATTTCAGTTACAGAAAAGTGTAATTTTATCAAATTGAGCGATATGCGCGGATGGTGCAAGATTTGGGACGATTTACATGATAACTGGGAGCATATTTTAGAGTTGAAGGATAATAACGACACACAGGGGCTACACCGCTTCCTAAAGGAATTATCCGCACCCTACCTAACAAACTCAGTCACAGGAGACTACAGCAGCTCTATATATGGCTGAAAGGTTTCTTAGGCTTAGTCAGGTAATGGATCTGACGGGAATGAGTAAGCAATTCATATTGAAATGTGTAGAATGTGGATCGTTGCCAGCTATTAAGCCGCACCCCACAGCGAGAAACCTATACAGGAAGTCAGACGTAGACAGGATATTCCCAGAAAAGGATTGACAAAAGTTCACTGGTGAACATTTTAGCACCATGCCTTTGACACCAAGAGAAATTAAAGAAGACCTAGATCAAGTAGAATCGGATGCTACTTTCTTTAGGCAACGCCAAGACGTAAACTCTAAGGTCCGTTATTCCCGATGGGACGGACAGGCCGAAGATGGCCGCAAGCACGAGTCTAACATAGGGACTCAGCCATTCCCATTTGAGGGCGCAAGTGACGCAAGGGTAAGGCTTTCTGAGATTATTACAAATGCGGAAACCCGCATACTAAAGAACTCCGCAAAGAACTCAAAACTACGGATTAAAGGCACAGAGATCAGCGATTGGGGGCAAGCCAGCAAGTCTACGACACTACTTGACTGGATGATAAACAATAAAATGTCTCCTAATTATCAAAAGGAGATAGGTTTATGCGCTGAATACCGCCAAGAAAAAGGCAGCTATCTAGCCCGCATAGACTGGCAACAAGAGTCAGCACTAGAAACAAAGAGTATTTCCCTAGAGGAATTGGCACAAATGGCTCAAGAGGGCTTACCAGAGGCCGAGCAGCTAATATTACTTATACAAGACGGCAATCTGGATGAAGAAGCCGCAGAAATTTTGGAACGGTTCAACGCAGAGCTAACGTCATCACAAGCACAGAAGGCGGTTTCAGACCTTAGAACAGACGGCATAGCCACGTTCGACGTTCCATACTTTAGAGTAAACCAACCCCGCATAACGGCATTGCGCGTATATCGGGACGTTTATTTTCCTACCTATGTAGACGACATCCAAAGGAGCCCTTGGGTAGCGCAAAGGCAATACTATACTGAAGAAGAAATCCGAGAGATGGAGCTATCCGAGGGCTGGAGCCCTGAGTTTATTGAAGAAGTTCTTAAGCACCAAGGGGAAAAGAGCCTAGACCACTGGAGCACACAAGACCGCAATAAGTTTGGACGGCAGTTCTCATATGAGGAAACTGTTGAAGATCAAGAAGATTTATACGAGATCTATCATGTGTATTATAAAGCCACAGACGCAGGGCAGTCAGAGGCAATCGGCATATACACATACTCAATGTCATATTTCATTGACGACCAGCAAAGCACAGAGGGTAAGCTATTAGACTACGATCACGGCCTATACCCATTTGTAAGCGGTGTAAGGGAATATACAGAGCGCGGAATCATTAATAGCCGTGGAATAGGTGAGATTATGCAGACCCCACAAGGGGAGATGAAGCAGCAACGCGATTTCCAGCAGGACCGCACAAGCATGGATATTATCCCTCCTATGACTATTCCAGCATCTCGCTCAGATATGCCAATAAAATTGGGGCCAGCAACAAAGATACCAGAGCGCCGACCTGGAGAGATACAGTTTTTACAGATGCCTAACAGTATGGTTAATACTCAAGTAGTAATGGATAGCGTTATGAGTGAGGTTAATCAATATTTTGGTCGCAACCCAGAAGACCCCAACGGCAACCTTATGTATCAGCAGGACTTAATAGATTGCTGGCTTGCAGAGGTAAAACAGATTTTAGACCAGATATTTGCACTTATGCAGCAATTCATGCCAGATATGGAGGTGAACATTGTCGCAGGAGGCCAACTACAGCCATACGAGTTTAGCCGCGAAGAGATCCAAGGCAAATACGACTTAGCGGTGCAATTCGATGCCCGTGACATGGACGCAGAGAAGGTAAGCGAGAAGATGAACGCTATTAGCTCTATGGTTTTACCCCTAGACACACAAGGCACAGTAGACCGATCAGGGCTAGTTAGACGCTTAATGGAGTGGATTGACCCTGTAGGAGCAGAGGAATTAGTCAGCACCCCGCAACAAGTAAGTGCAAGAGAGCTAGAGGATGAGCAGGGAGCACTTGCCAAGATTGGCGCAGGAATTGAACCGCCACTAGACCCAGAGGGCAAAAACGCTCAAATGAGATTGCAAATCATACAGGATAGCATAATGAGCAATCCTAATAACGCGCAACGTTACGAGCAAGACGAAATCTATAAGGGAATGATAGATGCCCGCATCCAGATGTTCCAGCAGACTTTAGCACAGCAAGAGAACGCGCAAATAGGCCGAGTAGGTTCACAGCCATTTCTCGATGAAATGCAAGGATAGTAAAATATTATGTTTAAAAGGAAAGAAAAGGTAGTGTATCTGCAATCAGGTCAGCCAATGCAAGCCGATGAGATGGCTTCAGCTTTAAACGTTCCATTCGACGACCCGCAACGCAGGGCAGTTTTTCAGATACTAAACGAAGAGATAGACATTGCAACAGGTTTAATGCAGGGCAAGTCATCCAACCACGGAACACTCGGGGAGTGTGTAGGCTCTGTCTTAGGGCTAAGAAACCTAAAGAGTATATTAGAGGAAAAATACGATTTAGCATCCCAAAGGCTAAAAGAGAACGTGCAAGATTCTGAAAAAGCGCCAGAAAATACAGGGTATTAACTTAACGAATTAGCACCGTTTAGTATCCATTAGTATTGATTAGGGGGACAGTAGATCGCCTTTTTTCGCATTTATAGTATATAAAGTCACAAGCTACTAGTGCTTTAACTAGGTATATATCAACCGCGACTTGAGCGAAAATCATGGCAGACCAACAATTGGAGACGGGCAATCCAGAAACCCAGGACGAAAACAATAACGCGATCTTTGACAACGGAATTGATCTAGTAGAACAAAGTCTCATTGACAAGTTCACTCCAAAGGAGCCTGAAGAGGAGCCAGAGGAAGAAACCGATGAGGCGGAAGAGGATCTAGAGCAAGATGAGCAAGAGGCAATAGCTGAAGAAGAGGAAGAAACTGAGGGAGATGATTCCGAGGATGATGACTCTAAAGATGATGAAGCCGATGAGGTGGAATTATCTGAGACGCAACAATACGCCTTTGAAAAGAGACTAAAGCGAAAACTCAAAGAACTTGAAGAGCAATATGACAAAAAGTTTCAAGAGTTAGAGCAAGCCAAGGTTGAAGCGGAAGCCCCGACAGATGCGCTAAGCCAAGTTAAGTCCACTATGGATCTTAAACGGATAGACAAAATTGAGGACGAAGCTGAAAAGACTATTGACTTTGTTGATGACAACCCAGACGGGTTTACCGTTAATGAAGGCAAGGACGACGAGCGATTCATGGACCGCCAAGAATTATTGGCAATGAGACGCAACGCCCGCGCAGCATTAAAGGCAGCAAAGAAACGCCGCACACTCATCAAGGAGAAAAGCACCATTGACACCGAGGTGTATAAGTCATTCCCGCAACTTAAGTACAAGGGATCAGATGAATACGTAGCCGTAGAGGCCGTATTAAACGAGATTCCAGCCCTTAGAGAGCATCCAAAGGGGACGGCTTTTGCTATCTATATGTTAATGGGTGAGGAAGCAGCCGCTAAACCGCAGAAAAAAGCAGTTAAGAAGAAGGCTTCCCCTAAGGCTCCAAAGCTCCCAGAGACTAAACCACCCCAGAAGAAGCCAGCATCAAAGGCCGCAAAGTCAGTAGACTATGCGAATGTTGAGGCAAACGCTGGAGATCAATCTTCGTTAGAAGCCGCACTTTTACAAAAATTCAGTTAATCAAATTATAAAATAAAATGTCACTAATCGAACCTAATCAAGTCGGGGTAAGAGAAGATCTTTCCGACGAAATCGCGTTGGCGGATGCTAAAAATACTCCGCTAACTACTATGGCACCTAAAGGTGCAAAACCTGGTAACATGCTAATGTCTCATCAAGTTGACGCTGAACACGATGTTAGCACAGCTGGCACACTAGACGGCACAGATGCAACAGCATTCAATGATCCAGCAGAAAACCGCGAACTATTGAGCGTTTACGCACAGTGGTTTACACGCGACGACAAAATCGGCAAGCTTGCTGAAAAAGTCTCTAACGTGGCTGGTGTTTCAGCAGGTGAAAAAGCACGAGCAGTTACTAAAGCACTTATTAACATTAAGCGTAACATTGAAGCCAAGGCTTGTTCTGATGACGATACAGCACCCCAAAGTGGCGCAACTGCATATTCAATGCGTGGTCTTGGTAGCTATATCAACAACAGCGCTCAAGGCAATCAGCCTATTCCAGCACAATACCGCACACCTACCGCGTCTATTGACAGCACCACTAACACTTCAGATGCTACAGAAGCCGCTATCAACAGCGTTCTAGAGTCTATCTACGGTGAAACTGGTTCTGAAAAGGACTTTGACGGTATCTGTGGCAAGAAAATGCGCTCTCGCATCAGTGATTTGCAGCTTTATGATGCAAACGCTTCAGCGGGCACAGCTTATATCGCAGCTCGCCATATCAACAAAGACCAAAAAGATGCTACAATCCATAAGAAGATTGACATCGTTGTTGGTGACTTCGGCACAATCAAGCTTCATACATCTGAGTTCCTTGGATGGTCAGCAGGCACAAAGACACAGGCAGTAGGCGACGGACGTATGTATATCCTCGACATGAAAGACATCATGCTTCGCTTCTCTCAAACACCTGGTGTTATGGAGCTTCCTGATAATGGCGGTGGCCCACGTTTCCGCACGGACGCTATTTGTGGCCTACTCGTAGGAAACCCACTTAAGCACGGTGCATTCAAGCCAACTGCTAACTAATTAACCCTAATATAGGAGAATAATATCAGATGGCTAATGTAACTTCATCAAAACAAGCTTCCCCTGGTTCAACCCAGGCGGGAGCATCAGTAATCCGCGAACAAAAGATTCGCTTCCAAGACATCATTGATGCTGGCACATACTCAGACAACGACACAGCTACATTCACTATTCCAGTATTGGCTGGTGAAGTAGTGACTCGTGTTGGTGTTGAGCTGGTAACAGCGTTCGATGACAGCGGAGCAGGCGATGAGCTAAACGTAGAAGTTGGCGATGGTTCTGACGCAAATGGTTATATAACCACAGCGCCAATCCACACCGACCAAACCGAGATCAGCATTATCTCTACAGACGATGCAACATACTCAGGCGCATACCTCAACGATGGCACTACAGACAACACGATCAACGGCAAGCTCTATGCTACCGCTGATACTATTGACGTATTGCTTACTCCAAACGTATCTACAGGAACTGATTACGCTTTATCGGAACTTACAGCGGGCGAATTGCGCGTTGTAGTTCACGGTGTTAAAGCAGTTTAATTTGTTCTAGAACACACAGTAGTCTAGTGGGGCGGCAGGGTTATTCCCTTTTCCCTGCGCCCCTTAGATTGCTTTGAAATAAAGGAAAAAGATGAGTGAAGGAAGAATAGTATTAGGCGGCGATGACATAACAGACTTAGTTCACGAGGAGTTACATAACGATCTTAATAATAAAATTTTTAACGGGAACCTAAGCCAGAAAGATATAGCAAAATTCAACCACGATAACCCACACGCTATGATTGATGGCATGGGTGAAGTAATGCTTTCGATAGATTCCGATGTATATCACGCAGTAAGACAAAAGATGAAGGACGAACTAAAAGACCCTGAATATGAATGCTGGAGTGATAAAGACTTTTGTAAATACGTTTGGCGCAAATACCCAGAGATGAGGGGTGTGAACCAGAAGAAGATTGTAAGCGCTAAGGGATTAGTTGGATAATGGCATTTAGAACCGTAAGCTATGAGAGTGTATTAAGAGGTTGCGCTAACCTGTCAGGGGTTAAGCGCGATCAGCTTTTAAGCGACTCAGCATCATTACTCTTTGAGTATATCAATATGGCATACCGTAAGTTTTCGGAAGCAGATTGGTGGCCTGAGTTAATGGAGATCGAGCAACGCTATTGGCGTGACGGTTTATGGTCAGCTGGCACCTATCCAGATGGCGCTATAGTGTATTATGCACCAGATGGGGTGTATTATGAGAATACAGCAGGGACAACCACTACAGAGACACCTAGCAGCACAGCAACGGATTGGACGGAGGCAACAGACTTCGCCAAATACATGAGCTTTACGCAGATGACTGGCACAAACTTGGCGACAGCAGAAACCGAGATTGACGCTATTAAAAACATTTACCAAAAAGACCCAGAAAAGAACCCGCAGCACGGGCCTTCTGGTTCTAATATCACACACAACGGACTAGCCCCAGCAAGCGAGGACTTTGCTACATTCTGGGTGCAGTTTAAGGTAAGACCTGTAGATATGTCTGGTATGGTAGAGTGGTCGGCAACGGACACATACCGAGTAGGTGAGTGGGTTTATTACCAATCTGCAACAAGCGAAGGTCAAGCCTATGAGGTGACAGTCGCAACAACAGCAGGACAAGACCCAGAGGACACCCCTGCAAGCTTCTCTCAGTTCGAGTTTCCATACTTAGCCAGCACTTATGTCAAACACGCAGCGCTAGGCATGTGGCTAGGCGCTGGAGGCGGTGGAACGGCATTAGGAGACACTACCTCAAGTGTGCAACTCGCAAGCTTTAATAATCGCAGAGCAGAAGAAGCCTTAGAGGCAGAAAGCTTTAATCTACGAGGACGCAGCGGCCAATACGGCAACTACGTAAAAAGAATTGTTTAATTTATGGACTACAAAATAAACGAAAAACAAGTAAACGCACTACTACAGTATTTAGCCGCAAAACCATACGCAGAAGTATATAGCGCGGTAGAGATGCTTCAAACCTTAGATAAAATAGAACCAGAAGAAGAAAATGGGACAGTTAATTAAAAACGATGCGAGCAACCTTATCCCTATTGGCGATCAAGGTTCTTTAACAATTGCAGGAACAGCGGTTAGCTGGGATGCTTCAGACGATCCAGATTGTGACTTTGAGTTTATTCAGCTCCAAGTAAAAGCAGCAGACGGCGCATATATGAGCTTCGACGGCACAGCAGCTACTAGCTCTGACTTTCAGGTAGATGACCTATTTACAGCTGTATGGCCACGCGCCACATTCCGCAAAGCAAGCTTTTTAGATGTTAGCACAGATGGAACAGTAGTATACCAAGGATTCACGGCTTAATGTCTGGAACCTCCAATAGTTTAGCGAGAAAATGTGAATACCGTTTAAACGGTTTTCGATTTAACCGCGCAAACACATTAGAGAATTGTAGGGAGCTATCCCTTTTCTTATTGGATAACTATTCTGGCTCTATTGGAGGGTATTCGTTTAGGCAATTAAGCTCTACGGCTACAAATGTTGTAAGGGTTAGGCGTTCATCTGATAATACGGAGCAAGACTTTAACGCAGCAGAGGTAACAGACGGCACACTAACAACCTTCACAGGGGCTAATGACGGCTTTGTTGTTACATGGTATGACCAGAGCGGGACAGGTTCTAACGCAACCCAGTCCACAGCTGGCAACCAGCCAAAGTTAGTGGCAGCGGGATCACTACTAACAGATGGAGACGGTAATGCAGCAATGGACTTTGTGTTAGGGGGAACGGCCTGTAGGCTGGAAACATCCCCGACATTAGCCACAGGGGAATATACGTTCTTTAGTGTTATGGACACTAATAATACTGTGAATTATGTGACGCAGGGTCTTTTGAATGTTTCAACTGCCGTTAATCAAACATTCGGTAGCGTTTATGATGGCGGCTGGAAGGGTTCTCAGATTGGGGCCAGTGTTCCGACTTTATATACATTCCTACTTGGTGCCACAACATTTGACACTAGGGCAGACGCTGTAACGGCAGATGATGACATAGCTTATACTAGGGGTAGTGGAATATTAAAAATAGGGGGATCAGGTTCGGGTGGACAATCTGATAGATTCTCTGAATTTATTCTTTATGCGACTATTAGAGCAGACTTCGCAGACATCGAAACTTCAATAAATAATCATTACTCATTATACTAATGGCAAAAGCAATCGCATATGACACAGAAGCTGAAGCACTACAGCGCAGCAAGGATAAGGCGTATTCTTTGGGGTGTAATGAAAACACAACTACTCAATACTGGTGGGACGTTTCGCTGTCTACAGACGGAAATTGGTGCTGCTGGATAGGTGATGACTCAGTAGAGGACACAGTAGAGGAAAAAACAAAAGCATGAGTTTAGACCGAGTAGACATAAAAACCACAACAGGAAGCACGACAGAGGTAACGAAGTCGGCACTCCCTGACGGTGCATCTACAGAGGCCAAGCAGGATAGTGTAATAGCAGAAATAAAAACACTGCAAGCGCAGGAGAACCCCAAGAATCCGGGCTCAGGCGATGAATATGTAGTGGTGGGCGACACAGAGCTAAGAAACACAAACAAACAAATTTTACAATCTCTTAAACGAATTGAGATGTATTTAATGAAAATGACAGGAGTAAACCTATAATATTATGAGTGGTGGAATTGGAATAGATGATAATGGTAACGGCACAGGTAAGGGCTTGGGCATTAATGGACGTAATGAAGCACAGACTTTCGCCGTAATTGAAACAGAGGCTCAGGACGCGGCAGAGCTTGGAAATGCTTATAATATTAACACGGGTGATATTGGTTGCGCGGGAGATACTACACTTCTTTACTTCAAGAATGACGAAGGTCAGGATGTAATCATAGAGGCAATCGCCGTAGGCATCAGGGGGTCTACAATAACAGACCAAGCCACTGTAACAGTAATCAAAAACCCAACAGCAGGAAATCTTATCACGGATGCCACCGCAGTGGACATGAACCAGAACCGAAATTTCGGAAGTTCTAAGACGCTTAAAACCACTACACTGGCATATAAAGGCAAGGTTAGCGGAACAGTCACAGGCGGCTCAGATGCTGCACAGTTCTACATGGGCAATAACTCAAGGCTTTACGCTCCAATTAACCTAGAAATCCCACGCGGTTCATCCATTGCATTAAAGGTGGCAGACACAACCACAGGCGGCAACGCATACGCAGCCCTAATATTACACGTAAAAGACGGAGATCGATAATTGAGCGTAGATGTCCATATTATTGACGGAAACGGGAACGATAACAAAGCTCTCGTCTCTAAAGAAGGTGTCATCCAAGTCATCAATCATGGACATGCGCCCGTATCGGAAACTATTTTTAGTGTTCCCTTTCGTCAATACTTCACCGATGACGGCACACCATCGGGGAGTAATGACCTAATTGTGGATGGGTCTACAACGGAGACGGAGTTCTATGTAGCTGCAAACAGCGAAAGAGACTCTTATATCGTAACGGTGTCAGTAGACTTGGCAGACGATGGTAGTCCGAATATGAATAAATTCGGCAACCTAACTGCGCTTACCAATGGTATAGAGGTTTGTTATGTTACAGAGGATATTGGCACAGAGATTATCCACGATGGCATTAAAACGAATCGCGAGTTTGTTCGCTTCGGCAATGAAACAGCGGCTATTGGCACAGGCTCAGATGCTTTCCTTGCAGATGCTTCTGGAGGCGGCACAGAGAAAGCTTACCTTCCTAAGCTTGATCTGGTTGAGCAATTTGGTTTGCCGTTTGGGGTTAAGCTTCGCAAGGGGACTAGGGATAGGTTTGTATTTAAGGTTAGAGATGATCTTACAAACTTAACCACCTTCAATATTATAGCATACGGTAATAGGTTAATAGAAAACGGCGTTTAGGGATGTTAGATTCGATACCAGTAGAGATGTTCACAGCCGCAATAAGCGGAGGCATGGGAGCATTTATAAAGCTCAAAGCTCAAGAGCAAGCTAACCAGATGGAAACATTCAAACTGGGATTGCAGAGCCAAAGAGCCAACGACAGCAGCGCTAACCAAGCCGCACAGAGAGAAGGAAGTCCGTGGGCAAGACATTTTGTAGCTATATTTGTAATAATATGCGCCTTTGGCGGTTTAATACTAACAGCAACTTTAGACATCCCAACAACACTGTTCTATGAAACAGAAGTTAAAAAACATTTACTCGGCCTCATTGAAACTGGGGGCAAAATTAAAACAATCACTGCCGAAGGATTGGCCATACCGCCTTATGTTAGTCATAGTGTATCTGCTATCACTTTCTTCCTGTTTGGTTCTGGGGCTGCAAAAATGAGTTCGAGATGAGCGAAGATAAGTTAGATAAGATTATAGAGATGATGGGTAGCCTAGATGACAGTGTTACCCGTCTTAATACTTCTGTTATGGGAGA